GTAGGCCGAAATCATATTCTGATATGACTGATTGTATGCAGGCTGGCCTTGGATAGAACGGAGATAGGTATCAGGAGCCACAACAGACGCATAGGATGACACGATATAGTATGGCATTACAGTACCATCCTGCTTTACAGCGTCTGCCCACGGTACAAGACCGAGTTCAGGATGCGGTGTATCAGAGATATGCAGGATGTAGTATCCGTCAGATATGTGCTGTTCAACGCCCCAGTAGAACGTCATGTTGAGTGAGCCAACGTCTACGTTGCCTGTGTTCTTATATCCGGGATAGCCCTCAATGACTGACAGTTTTGCAAAGCCGTCTGCATCTCTTGTGTAGTTGCAGTGATACCAGTTGAACAGCATATACTGTTCGTAATCGTCCTGCCCTACTGTCGTATCCGTAGACGGTGTTGCGGTAAGCCCTGCGTTGTCGTTCATCTTTACGCCCGCTGACGTTGTGTTGGTAGCGTAGAAGTAAAACTTTGTCGAGAACAGCTTACCTGTTCTGTGTAACGCACAAAGATTGCTAAATGCTACTTCAGCCGCGTTCATTCCATTGGTCACTCCTGCGTGCGCATCGGCAATCCTTCTTAGCTGTACATTGTTCTCGTTCATTTGTTCAAATGTCGGAAAATCTCCCAAATTAGTGCTCATTTCGTCTCCTTCTTATGTAGTTTCGTTATAAAATAAAGCAAGCCTGCCCGTCTCTGGATTGATTCCGATGGAATACTGTATTAGTAGCGATGCCTGGTCCTTGTATGACATTGCCGCAGTTTCAGATGACTTAGCGGCTATTTCTGATGCCGCTGCATTAGTTTCGGATGTCTTTGCGGCAGTGGCAAAAGCGCTTGCCTCAGAAGCCTTAGCCGTCGCCGTTGCCGCGCCTGCAGCCGCGTTCACCTCAGACGTCGCGGAGTTAGTAGCGCTTGTTGAAGCTTGCGTTGCTGATGCCGCTGAGTTCGATTCTGACGTCGCCGCATTTGTGCTACTTGTGCTCGCCGCGTTTGCGGAGCTTAGAGCTGATGTCGCGCTGCTTGAAGCTGTGCTTGCACTAGTAGAAGCACTTGCCGCCGATGTGCTTGCCTCAGAAGCCTTAGTGGTTGCGGTAGAAGCGCTGGAAGTTGTCTGATTTACAGCGGCCTCGCAAGCCGTCTGAGCTGTTTCAACTCGCGATATGAGTGTGTGCTGAGCCGCTTCTGCCGCTTCGCGGCTTGATGCAGCGTCAGCAGCAGCCGCCTGTGCAGCCGTAGAGCATGAAGCAGAGTTTGTGACTGCTTTGAATGTCTCGTCATCAAGCGCTTTGGCGTCGGCCGCAAAAGTATTGGTTGCTTTTATATAGTGTCCGTCTACCTTTGTGCCTAGATTTGATATTTTGCTGAGTGCAGAATTATTCGCAGAGGTGGAACGCGACACTTCTTCTGTCAGCTTTGTTTCAAGTGCCTGTATATCAGCGGTATTGTTTCCAATTAAGGTCCTTGCATCTTTGTCGACAATCGTATAATGCTTGCCAAGATGCCAGAAGTCAGTTATTGATATCATTTGTACCTCCCTGCATGCTCCGCACTGTCTCAGCAAGAGCGTTTAGTTTGTCAGACGTGTCAGCGATCCACTTGTCTATTGTCGGGATTGCTTCTTCGGGCGTTTTGCCGTTCAGGGAAGGACGGTCAAAGATTATACTCGCCATTTTCTTCACTCCTCTCTTCTGCGTTTATCGCCAGTGAATAGACCTTTACGTCTCCGTGACCGACAAGCTTCACGCGGTAATGGTCACACCGCACGGCAGGTATTCCCATCGTATATGACAAAAGTGTTCCGTTGCCCGTGATACTCTGTAACGTCTGATATGCTCCATCGTCATAACTTATCTGCACTTCAATGTTAGCTCCAATAGGAACGCTCGCTCTGACGGTAATGCGTGATATTGTCTTGTATCCTATTACGTCCAATCCCATGTCGCCTGTTTCTGCGTACCAAGAGACGTATTCTTCTCCGACTAATGGATTAAGATACATTGAGTTGTCATTTGCTCCGACGCCGTACAGCTCATCGCTGGACGCGACGTAAGCCTGTCCGTTTTCCGCAGTAGTGAAACAGTTAGCTTTGATGCTGGATTCCTTTTCCCATATTCCGTGAGACATGTCGTATATAAGGAATACATGCTTGCCAAGTGTGTCCTGCATTGAGACGTAGTATTTATCCAGGCATCCGCCGCCGACCGCATCGTAATATCTGGCATCGTTACCAAGAGCGCCAGATATGCCAGTTGGCGTAGAGCCGTCATAAACTACGATATCCTGCGGTGATTTGTATATAAGATACTCTCTGACTATTGCAAGACTTTTGCTGGATCCTTTTTGCACTCCGCGGCAGTTTGTCGTCGATAGCTGATAAGCCGACGGCTGGGACCCGAATATCCTCATTATTGAGTTCTCCTTGAAGAAGGTCGGATATCCGCCATAAGATATGCAGCCTGTCCAGTCTCCGTCAGTACCGAGAGATATCGCGTAGGAATCCGTAGATACTCCCTGATATGAATACCAGTTCTTAAAGTCACCGAGCTTGCTTGCGTATATCTCGTTTACGATCCCGCCATTGCCGTCGTCGCCGTAATAGCATCCCCACACGCGGTTATCATCTACGCAGACGTAATCGAGTTTGGGAAGCTTCCTTGTAATAGTCAGCGTCCATAGGCTATCGGTAACATCAGTCTTTGATACGCCGTTGGCGATAAGACCAATCACGAGTATGTAGTCATTGCCCATTGCTTGTATTACGGAACCGCTGTTAATGTCCGCGATACTTGAATTAAGAGTGACAGTATCACCCACATCAAATAAGCTTTTAAGAGTAGCTCCCGGGATACTTATCTTGATGTATGACGTTGCCACGGCAGTCCACATACTTTTACTTGAGTTCCAAATATTGAGTCCTTCTGCGCCTGTTGCAGTACAAAGCCAGTAGTCGCCGTTTGCCGGCGATGTAGGCGCTGTATCACTTGCAACTACATTCTGCAAGCTTGCGCCGGCTGAGTCGGTCATCTGATACGTGATCGTTGCTCCGGTTCCTGCTGAATAGGACGTTGATATGCGCCCTATATCGGTAGTATCGGAAATATTGATGTATGCGCCTTCTGGGAATATAAGAATATAAGAACCGAACCGTAAGAGCTGCTGATCTGTCTTTAATCCGGCAGCGCTCATATACGCAGACATGTCGTATTCATGTTCGTTGTAATGCAGGATATCATCGGCAAGGTACGCTACTTTGTTGTCAGTTAGCAGCAGTCCTCTGATGACCTTCTTGTGGTCTGTTTCCACCCACGCGCTATTGACATAGTGATACAAGATATCATTAGCTGTGTCATTCCAGTAATCGCCTGATGCCGGTTGAGCGTCAGAATCTACTACGGTATTCGTAAGTCTTATAGCATCCACGCGCGCGTCATATTCTGCTGCGGTGCTTACGAGCAACGGACGTGTCTTGCGTGGAGACAGTAAAGGATAGCGGTCTGACGACATATTTTCCATGTCATAGAACTCGCCATCATTTGTGTTGTAGTTATGATTGTAGCCGAGCCACGTTGTAATCGCGCTCCGGCTGTTGTTGTCATCTTCTATCGTTGGCAGGAACATTATAGTGCCTCATGATTGATAAAATGTGAGCGCCCGCTTAGAGGCATGTGCGTTCTGTTGTACCATTGCTGGAATGTCACATAAGCATTGTTGAACAGCGTAGACACTGAGCTGTATCTCTTTGTCTCATTGTTCATAAGTGCGATGCGTTCATCCAGCCAGAACATGTAAAGGTCTGAATATGGATCCGGAACAATCAATTCTGTGTCGTCTCCAAAATCAGAGATTATAGCTTCGATATCCGTGTCATAGATAGTGCTGCCAATGGTAAGCGTAGTACCGTCAACCGTCCAGGTATCGAGACTTCCACCCTGATGCGTCGATACTACTTCCCTGATGATCATTGCTTCAACTTTTTTAAGCCAGTTGATTTTTCTGGAATCGTCTACCTGATTTGGCCTGTCAGTGTTGTACTCTGATATAAGCGTTGATACTTTCATATTTGCCACCATATGAAAAATGCGGGCACGTTGTATGCCCGCACCATTCATCACTTTGAAGTATTAGCCTCGACGTAATCATCAGCCTCGCTCTGTGCATCGAGCTGAGCTGCGATAGCTTCTGCTATCGGTCTCGGAACTTCCACTTCCTTGTTCTTCTCTATCTGGAACGTGTGGCAGTTGACTGCCACGAACTGGTACTTCGATTCTCCTGCAACTGCCTTTGGCAGACGTATCTTCACCATGTCTTTCCACGGATCAGTTACAGTTGTTTCAGTTTTCTTTGTTGCCATAGTTACCTCCATTAGTTGGCTGTATCTACGCTTGAGAATACGCTGGATCCGGTCTCAAGGCGTACCATTCTCTCCTCGTAGAGTATTTTAGCCGCTGTTGATGCTTTCCAGCCGACTGTTCCTCTCTGGTCAAGAGGATCGCTCGTACCGGCACTACCGCGCTGCTTGACGATGACTTCCATCGATTCGGCAGTAGGATCAATTATGCCGTAAGCGTCTCTACCAAAGAACATAGTTGCATAGACAGCTCCGTTTGTGTTTGTCCAGACCTTTGCGTCAGCATCCTCGATGAATCTGACACCGTGAAGCATACCTATTTCACCATTGAAAATCTCTGTGGGCTGTGAATACTTGTGAGCATCTAGCCATGCAGCGGATTCTCTCAGGTCATAAGACACTGACGGATGAATGACAGCGACGTAATAACCGTTGATCTTCGGAGCTTTCTGTTTCTTGAGCAGTGTTACTACCTGATCGACAAGCTTTGGTGTGATCCTGCAAGTCTTGTCGATGTTTGCTCGTTCAGTTATTTCAGTCTCTGTTCCGTCAGCAGCAAGTTTAGGCGCATAAATGACGTTGGATCCTGCGACAACTGCGTTACGAATGACTGTATCGATAGTATCACCGGCCTGTGCTCCATGCTCCTCAGTGACGCGTGAGATAATCGGATCGATCGCTCTCAGCTCAAGAAGATCAGATACAGTAGTGTAGTCACCGTACTGTCCAACAAGAGAAGTGATCTTTGACATGTTGATCTTGTTTCCGTCAGGCGTTACACCCTCAGTAAGGGGAGTAAGAGCCTTCGCGAATGTGTCAAACTTTCTCCATTCAACGATGTTTCCTGAGTTCTTTGGAAGCGGTACTTTCTGTCCGAACTGTGAGAAGTAATGCTCACTTCTTGCGTTCTCAAGGAGATTAGTCCTATAGAACGTCTTCATAGTAGGAGACAGATCATTAGGAGTTGAGGTGTCGGCAAGTGCCGTAGTCTGTGTGTTCAGTGTCGGGTTGTTTTCTCCTGCAAAAAGCTGTAATTCAAATAAATAATTCTTCTTCATTTCAATCTCCCTCTCAGGGCGCGAATGTTATTTTTTCACCGCGCTCCGCACGCGAAATATAGTCTTTTAGTTGCGCCGAGGTAAGCTTGGAAGGATCTACTTCACCGATCTGTGACGTTGCCTGTCCGGTCGTTCCGTTTTCAGCAGGTCTCTTGAGCCCGCTCTGGATTGACTTAGCAGCCTTTTCCTTTGTGCGCTGCACCGCATAGGCCATTGCGCCGCTCATGATCTCGTCCTTATGAGTGACCTCATAGGCCGTTTTCACAGCGTTGCCAGCTCCGCTCTTCTGGAGCACTGACAGGAGCCTTCCGAAATCCGCATTGTCGAGTTCGGTCTTTAAGTCAAAATCGGGGTACATTTCTTTCAGTGCCTCGCCTTGCCTTTGCAGATCGTCGATGATCATGCGGTTCGTCGCGCTCTGTTCTGCCTGTTTGAGCTGTGCGTTCTCACGCTCTAGCGACTTGATGTGCTTGAGCTCGTCAACGCTTATGCCGCGCTTGTACGCTTCGTCCTCATACAGAGAATTGTCAGCGTCTATTGCCTGTTGCAGCTTGTCAATCGGTACTGTGCCGTCTGGATTAGACTGTATGCCGTACTTCTGGGACATCGCCTGGACTATCGGATCGATAGACTTGAGCCGTCCTTGAAGATCCTGCTGATTCTTGAGCCTTTTCGCGACTGCATTGTGCACGGCTGAGCCGTACTCCTTCTTGTACTTACCTTTAATCAGAGAATCCCAAGATTCTTCACCGACCTGATTATCGTCGGCAGCAGGAGCCGCCTGCTGTTCGCCCTCTGCTGGTGCTTCGGGTGTTTCTGTCGCTGTGGTGTCGGCGTCACCTGTACCGGAATCTCCGGTATCAACCGATGCTCCTCCTTCTTCTCCAAAGAGTTGAAGTAGGAATTTGATGTAGGGCATAAAGCTCCTTTCTTGCTCTGTGGTAGGTCACGACCCTTGTTAGATATAATCATTACACTTTGATAAAAACTAGCATATGTCACCCTTAATAGTGATGTACTCCGGGTATTGTTCGGACAACGTAGTGAGACCTGCGAGAATCGTTTCGAGAGGTTCTAACGTGTCCCTGCCGTGCGCTTCAATGTGTCCCTCTCCT